CTCCCTTTCGGGAGTCGGGTCTACTTGGGACTTTTCCCTCAACCTCATGATGGAGTTTATCATGACAATTTGTACCAAGACTTATCTTGATTACCAAACTGCTATGGAGAAATTCCATCAGCTCATGCAGCAAAGTATTGTAGATTATGATCATGCAAATAATAATTTGTTTGATCATTACAATATTGCGTTGTCTGAGTTCGTTGAGTGGAGCCGTGTTCAGCCAGAGATTCTTCCCTGGCCTGTTCATCGGCGTCTCAAGCAGCTCCGGGATATCTTTTTCAAGATATCTCGGGGTCGGGGCGTTTGCTATGTATGATTTAATTATCATACTTTTGGCTGACGCCCTCCTCGTTCTGGCCCTTTTATGGCTTGTCCGAGGAACCAAGCGTTAAAGACGATTCAGTCTGTCTTTAACACACGATGCCTTTGATAAAGCATCGTTGGGTTGGTGGAGAATTCGCTCTACCGATCAAGAAACCTAATCGAATAAGGGTTGTGACTATGGCTTATGCCGCTTTTGACAATAGAATGGGTGACCGCACTCAAGTGGTCTACTCAAACGATTGGCTAGGACGTACCTTATGGGACGTCGCCAAGCGGCATGGCATGTCGTCACCTGTTACGCATCCGTTTCCGAAGACGGTTTGGAGAGATCCAACCGCCTATGATCGCACCGTCATCAACGTTAAGCAAGACCGCCCGGCTATAAACCGGTTTGGTTTTGAAGAATGTGTTGGCGGTGAGATGTCCGGAACGATGCTCATTGCCAATTGTTCAGGTCGTTGGGCGGGTTTTAACCCTTCCTTCGACCCCAATATGGTTAATGAGAGTGCCACCAAGTGCCTACTCAAAGTTGCCAATGGAAAGGCAGACATTGGAGTAGGTGTTGGCACTGCGAAACAGACCTTAAATGAGATGTCGAAGCTTGCCGCGTCTTTATTCAAGAGTTATCTTGCGTTTAAACACGGTAATATTCGTTCTGGTTTGGAAAATCTTTCGATTCATCCAAAACAGATCATCTCGGGTAAAGCTCCAGCTGAGTATTGGCTTCAATGGCAATACGGCTGGAAACCTCTAATGGTCGATATTCGTAATGCGATGGACGCCGTTTCTGGCGCCTTTGAGCAATACGAAATGTTGCTTCATGCTAAGTCTTCGACTAAGTTTGAAGCGACTAGTTCGTCCATGGGTGAGCATAATGAAAATCATTATACTCAAGAGAGGTGCCTAACTCGCATTGACGCTCGTGTAAATTGTACACGACTCCGTGCGGCATCACAGTTAGGCCTTGTTAATCCCCTCTCGATCGCTTGGGAGTTGGTTCCGTTTTCATTTCTTGTCGATTGGGCGATGCCCATCGGGAATGTTTTGGAAGCGACGACCGCTGCTGAGGGTTTAGGTTTCGTAGGTGGATCCATTTCGCAAACGTTGTCTGGTACTTGTACCTTTCAACGAAGCCTTACATATGACCCCCATTATCAAGATGGAGGAAATTGTACGGTTGAAAAGTTTGCGTTAAATCGATATATATTGGGGGATTTTCCAACCCCTCTTCCATATATCAAACAGGCTACACCTTTTAGCTCCGCCCATACTGAAAACGCTTTGGCGTTGTGGCGGGCCATGTTATAAGCTATTGTGCTGTATAACATTCCCAACACATGATGGCACTCCTGCCTGATTGTAACATCGCATTTTGCGATATTTAAGACTGGATTAATTATATGCCAGCATTTGCAAACGTCGTCGGTATCGATTATGGTAACCACGGCGGTACTTTGGTGACCCACACGTTCATTCCACAACAAGTTGTGGATGGTGTGGCCACCTACGTCGAAGCTGGGGCAACCCCACTCGACGATTTGAAGCTGACAGCCTCTCGCCGGATAACCGCGGAGAACGGTCGCATAAAAGTGACCGTTAAACTCTCGTGGCCCATCACGGCAACAGAGACTATCAATGGGGTGGCGTCTCCGAAGTTACTGCGTACCGCCTATGGCGAGATGACAGTGACTGCGGATTCGTCTTCCACCCTTCAGGAGAGAGAAAATATTATCACTCTCCTTAGGGACCTCACCGGGGTAGCAGACCAGCCTTGTATCGTCTTCACGGCGAACCAGGCTGTTTACTAATGTCCCGGGAATCCTTCACGATTGCCATCATCTCGATGGTTCTATTTTCGTGTCTGATTCTGGCTTTCTTAGTTGCGCTGTACGATAGTGCATCGCACTTCATGATTGGAGTACCACATGATAGAGACAAATCGTCAATCTCGGAAAAGTCGTCGGAAATTATCCGCGAATTACCGAGTCGCCCCAGAGATAACAGCCGACCTGATCCTGAAGATAAATCATCTTCAGGAAATCAACTTTAAAACTACATACCTTAAGGAGGTTTTCCTCTCTAAGTATGTTAGTGATGAAACTGACTCAGCGTCGCTCCGTAGAGAACGTGCCATTGCGAAATGGCTCGTCATCGAAGGGAGGAATGCCGAAACGAATGTCAGACTTGATCATTTACCCTCGGAATTTCAAATTCTTCCGAGGATCAGGTTTGACCTCTTCGTTTCGTGGATTCAAGCTTTTATCAGTACGACGATTGGTACCGTCCCACCTGTTGAGTGCCTCATTGGCACTTTTAGTGGTGGAGCGTCTACCAGCCGAAGTCGAACTAATAGCCATCCGGCTATGAAGTTCGTGGGCGAAGCACACGTTACTCCTGATGCACTTCCATGGTGGGAGCTGTTAGTATCTCCAGTTGGCGATACTTATGGTCCCATTATGCCTGAGTTGCCGATGTGGCCCTCAACAGCTATGTCAGTAACATTGGTACCAGGAAACGTGTTGTTTACTGTTCCAAAGGATACCAATATTGACCGTTGTGCCTGCAAAGAGCCCGACCTCAATATGTTCATGCAAAAGGGCGTTGGAGATTTTCTCCGACGTTGCCTTCGACTGAAAGGCATCAACTTAAACGATCAGTCAGTTAACCAACAGTTGGCCCGTATTGGGTCAATTGACGGTTCACTGGCGACGTTAGACTTGTCTTCTGCTAGTGATTCACTAGCTTCGGGACTTGTCGAGCTGTTGCTTCCTGATTTGTGGTTTTCTCTCTTGAACGCTTTGCGTTCAAAAGTGACCACGATTGATGGGCATGAACACGGAAATGAGATGTTTTCTTCAATGGGTAACGGATTCACCTTCGAATTGGAAAGTTTAATATTCTTTTCAATTTCGAGGGCTGTCCGCCATTTCGGACGACACTCAGGCATCATATCCATATATGGGGATGATATTATTTGTCCCACATCTATGGCGCTTGACTTACAGTTCGTCCTGGGTGTTTTTGGTTTTCTCGTTAATAGCGAGAAATCCCATACATCCGGTTCGTTCCGCGAGTCTTGCGGGGGCCATTACGACAATGGCCTCGATGTAACCCCATTCTACATTCGGGCTCCTATAGTCTATTTGACTGACCTTATTCACGTTGCGAATCAGCTTCGTGAGTGGGCGTCATTTGGACCTGGAGTTTGCATTCTAAACCCTTTGGTAGAGCCTATATGGCTCTGGCTTAGGGATTTAGTCCCCGAATATCTATGGGGTGGCCGTGATACTAGCTTCAAATACAGTTTGGTAACGCCTGATTTTCCGCGTAAGCGGCTTCAGGCAACTAAGCTTTCGCTTAGTACCGGTATTGGAGGCTATTATTTCTGGCATTCAGTCACTTGGAGGCGAGTTTCTCCTGGCCTTGTTGAGTCTTCGACTCGGTCAGTGGATGGCGCGATGTTTCGCATCCGCCCATCTCGCTTAACAGTAAGCCGTATGAATCAGGTATTCCTTTCGGAAGCTTGATTCTACGCCTACACGCCGCAGACATGCGGTATATCCCCTAACGGGGTGGGTGTTATTATTGTCGTAATAATAACCAAC